AGAGGGTTTAGCAGTATGGTCATAAGTGTCAGGATTATATTGATAACGCCTGACTGCCAACTCAATTGGACAGATTACGGGTGCGTTTTCTGAGCGTTTCCCTTTGTGATAAGCCAACAATACAGAAGCTTGAATCTTATCATCTTTGACGAATCCTGCAATCATGCCCAAATTCAAAGGATATGCAGAAGAACATGCATGATTGTAAATAGCATCGTCAAGTTGTTTTGGGATGGTAGCACAAGCCAGTTGGCCAGGAACTCCTGTTGACACATTGACGCCTTGCTTGGATACAGACTCCAAGCGATTAAAACCACTAGGCATCAACGGTCGTAGCCGCTCAATAGTACCTCCGCTAAGCCACAAAGTACTCCAAGCACCGAAAATATTCCAATATCCGGTGGGGGTGAACAAAACAACTTCGTGGTCTGTACAAGTAGCTTGTCGATCAACAATATAGCTAGCGCTTCGCCATGGGATACCCATGTAGTAGGAAGTCAATTTGACACAATCTTGACTATAATTCCACACCTCATGGGAATATTTTGCTCCTCCAGTGACATAATAATGAACCTTATTGTTGATAAAAGTGTAGCTGACCTCAGATGAAACACGGGCTACCTGAGAGGGTTGGAACGTGTAAAGCAGAACAGGAGATCTTGCATCCAATAAAAACTTATTTATGTCAATGTAATAATCAACATCAACAAGAACTAACAATGAGTTCTTGGGAGGGTTATAAGGCTGCGGTTTTGCTGTAATGTCTTTGGCCCAATGATATGATCTTGAACCAGCGCGAAAGTTTCTCTCATCAGCGCGAGAGCACTGGTAGAAATATCCAGTTAGACCCAAATTAAGGGCTAAACGATCAGCAAAACTAGAAGCGGCAGATCGATCAGCAGCTGAATCACCATGAGTGTGACCTGCAGCAGTAGCAACATCAGTCATAGGTAATCTATTAAACATGTTACGAACTAACTCAGGTGATAGCCTTGGAGTAATTTTGAAACGATCTGTTTGTACAGTGCGAAAATACTCGTCATTATACATTTTCTTATGAAAATTATATCCGTAGTATAATAAGCACAACGTTATGACATAATGTCTAAATAGCCACCCTAAAAGACCGGTGACTAAGTAGTAGGGAGAGAACCCTACAGAGATGACATTAAGAGCCATAGTAACAAGTAATACCATGAGAGTATATAATCCATAAACCATAGAGAGGAAGGTTTGGATTAAGTCTACTGTCGCCCCAATGGGCGGCGACAAGATGGCAATTATTTGCATTTCAAATTTTAAGAACACTGCATACATGCCGAC